TCGCTGGCGCGGTGTTGTTTCCCGCGTCGCCAATTCGCAAGGCTAAACGTGAGTTCCCGCTGTCTTCCGTGCGCCACCCATAAAGACGCTCTGCCGCTCCTGCTGCCGTTGGCGGAACGGTATAAGTAAGAACTATCGTGCCTTCTGGCGGAAGCACTGAAGTGCCAGCAGCCGGTTGATCTCCATTCCGCGTCCCCGCCGCTCCTGTGGTGATGATGGGGGAGGTGGCGAAGGCTCCTTCCTCAAGTTGTGCGAGGATGAAATAGACGACGGCACCGGGCAGGGCCTGAACGCGCAGCACTTCGGTTGTTGCGGTCGGGGTTAGAACGGCACTAACGCGGGCGTAGGCCGAGGACGAAAACGTCGCGGCCCCAACCGAGGAACCACTGCGGCCAACACTGCCAGACCCTGCCGTGGCTCGGGCGTAGCAAGAGAACGCATGGGCGTTAAGATTGCCAACCGTGCCGTTAATGCTGGCAATGGCGTTGGCCGCTCCTGCCGTGTTGTCCAGTTTGTAGGCCTTGCCCGACGTGCAAGCGCCAGACAAACCAGCCGCCGCCAGTGCAGCCGCGTCATCGACGACCGACAAAATACCCGCCGCGTCACCAGATTTGCTCATGTTGACGGGGTTGCCGACGAAGCCAGCCGCCTCAGTTGGGTTGGCGTTGTGAGACGTGCCCTTGTTCGTCCGCGCTTCCTCAACCAGTATCCCCCGGTTCGTGATGCGGGGGACGCCCGTGGCGAACTGAATGACGTTCCCCGCGAGGTCCAGCGCAGTCGCCGTGCCGTTCGTGTCCGTGCGGGAGAAAGACCAGCCGGGGATAGCGGCAGGGCTATCCGTGCGGGTGTTGTTCAGGCTGAAGACGCCGCCCGCAAAGTTCAGGTCAAGGCCAGCAGACCTGAACAAAACCTGTCGCAGCGCCGCTCTCATGCGGACAGGGCCATCAGGGTTACGACACGGGCCGCAGCGGTGGCCGTGAACGCGCCGTTGGTCACCAGATAGCCAAACAGCGAGCCGCCAGCAGGGACGACGATCTGCTTGGTCAGGCCGGTCTGCTCGACAAAGAGGGTCGAACCAACGTCCACCACGGTGCCGAGAGCGATAGACCCGACGTAGGAGGCCCGGTCGCCCGAGGGCAAGTCCCAAGCCGCGTTGTCAGCCAAGGCCGAGGGCGGGGTCACCGTGTAGAGTTGGATGGTGTAGGACGTTTCGCCCGAGATGACCGCCGAAGCGTCAACCCGCAGCCTGGTGTTCGTGATCAGGATGGCACCGCCCGTGGACGGGCCGATCAGCGAAAACGCCTTCGCGCCTTCCATGATGTCGTTTGCCGCGTAGGCCGCAGCAGCCGGCGTGAACGTCGCCGAGGACACAAAGCCCCCGAAAGACGCGACCGAACCGTCCGCGCCAATGAGGGCAACAGTGTTGTCAACGACGGTGTTGGTGGTCGGAAGCGGAACGATACGGGACATGGGCTATCTCACATCTGTGGTTGCGGTTGCTGCGGGGTCAGCGTCTGAGGGGCAAGATCGCCCGTTTGCATGGCCGCGTCGATGGTGCCGTCGATTGTATCTTGTATTTGCTCCGGTGTCATGCCTGCCTGCATGATGCCGATGCGCTTGGTCTCGGCGTCATACGCCTTGACCTGAGCCTCGAACTGCTTGGTGCGCATCTCCTGCGCCTCGATCGACTGCTCGACGTTCTTGAGCGCGCCCTGCATCTGCTGGAGCATCCCGCCCATCTCCTCGATCTGCTTCTCGGCAGCTTGCAGCTCGGGCGACTTGTCGTCGTCGGCCAGGATTTTCGGGTCGATCGTCTTGCGCAGCCGCTCGGACATCTCCTGCGCTCCGGGCCAGTCCATGTTCTTGACGAACAGGTCGCCGGCCACCTGCCACAGCGCCGGGTTGCCTTGCAGCACCTGGCTCATGCTCTCGGCTGCCTCCTGCCGCTTGGTGGCGTAGGCAGGCCCGGTTACAGCCACCACGTCATACTTGCCGATGCTCGGGTTGTAGATTTTCTCGATGACGTTGCCTTGCTCGTCCTCAAGTTTGCGCACCGGCTCAGGCTGCATCGGGTCGATGCGGGCCATCGTCACCTCGCCGTCCATGCCGATGATGCGCGCGATGCGCGCCGTGTCGTAGATCTTGGGGATCAGGTCGATGCACTGGCGCGTGACGTGCCGGATCGCGCGGGCAAGGTTGTCGATGTAGTGGTAGGTGCCGGTGTCGCCCTGCTTCTCGCGCGCGAGGATAGCCTTGCCCGACCGCTCGTTGGACGTGGCCCCCAGGCTGCTGTCGTATTGCCCCGTGGTCGACTTGATGTCGTCCGACGCCCCCATCTTGGCCTGAATAAGCCCTGTCTGCGCCAGCGGGGGTGGCGCGCGCTGCGGCAACGGCAGCGGGTTGCCGAGCGCGTCAGTCGCGTCGGCGTTGACCTCCAGATACGGCCAGTTGTTGACGTTGGCCGTCTTCCACTGGCCCTCGTAGCCCTCGAACTGCCCGCCGTAGCCGATAAACGGGGCCTTGGGGGCCAGCGCCAGCATCTCGGCTTCTTGGCTGGTCCAGTAGTTGTACATCCGCTGCGCGTCCTTGGCGTTGCGGATGAGGCCGGAGATGTGCAGCTCGCCGTCGATCTCGAACTCGTTGCCGACGACGCGGATCACAGGGATCCACTTGCCCGGCCAGTCCTGCTCTTGCAGCACCTCGAACCCGTTGGTCTTGATCCACTTGATCGTCTTGCGGTCGACCGTGCGGGTGCGCGTCGGCTTGCCGAACAGCAGCCGGGCGACCTTATCCTCGCGACTGCCGTCCATGGCCGTCAGGCCGTCCGGGTAGAGGTTGAGCGTGCCCGGCTCATGCTTGACGTAGAAATACTCGGCGATGCGCACCGTGTCCTGACTGAGCCACTGGCTCAGGCTCGGGTCGCCGACGCCCTGCTCCTGGATCGACCGCACCGAGGCGTCGGGGAACTGGCGCTCGTATTCGTCCTTGGTGACGTCCTGCGTGATGAAGCACCACTGCGCGTCTGCGCCGGTCGGATCCTGGATCATCGGGTCCATGTAGACGCTGAACGAGTTGCGGATGCGCCCGATGCGGATGTCCTGATCGAAGGTGTTGTCGTCGCAATACTCGGTCAGGAGCCGAATATAGCCCTCGCCGTATGTGACCTGATTGTCACAGGCTGTGTCATAGGCGACATCAGCGTCCGATGCGTACTCGATGTGCCGCACCATGCCGTTGAAGATCTCGGCCACCTCGATGTCGGCGTTGTCGTCCGACGGGATGACCTTGCCGGTGGGTCGGTTCTGGCGCTGGTCGTTGGTGACCTGCCTGACGTGCTGCGGCAGCTTGTTGATCGTCAGGCACGGACGCGCGTTGATCGTCATGCCTTGGCTGGAGCCACGGCTGGAGAGCACGTCGGAGGGCCACTGGTAGTTATTGTCAGCCGAGCCGGCCATGAACCGCAGGTCGTCCAGCTCGGCAGCCCGGCTGTCGCCGTACGCCGCCACGGCGACGTTCATGCGTGACCGCATGGTGGCCAGCAGGTCGCCCTTGATGTCGGTCTTGGCCATGCGTCAGGAACCCATCCATGAGGATTGCGTCGGAGCGTAGTGCCTTTGCGGCGTTTTGTCGACACGCGCGGTGGACGCCACAGGGAAGGCGAAGGTGACGCAAATCGCGTCGGCAGCGTCGGGGCTTTGCAGCCCTCGCGCGCGCATGTCCTTCTTGCTTTCCAGGAACATCGTCCCCCGGCTGTCCGGCTTGACCAGAGGCGAGATCAGGTCGCTCTTGAGCAGCCGGTCGGCGGGGATGGAGGCCGTCTTGAGCCAGTCGCGCATCGCGCCCCACATCTCGGCCCGCTTGTTCCCCCACATCAGCGGCTGCCGGGAGCGCATGCCGAAGTTCACGCCCCTGACCTGCTTGTAGCGTTGCTCCTTGAGCCGGTCGACCACGCCGCCGCCTACGCCGCCTTCGTCGACCACGACCAGCGCGGGGTTGTGCTCCTCGATCGCCTCGATGACCCGGCCCACCACCTCCATGGTGTCCGCGCCCCGGTGCCGCTTGATGCTCAGGATGTCGCGACCCTTGCGCACGGCGATGACGGTGGCGTCCGACCCGAACCGCGCCGGGTCCACGCCGATGATGATGGGTGCCGTCGGATCCTTCTGGGGCGTGCGCTCCATGGCGTCGTCGACCAGACTGCTGGAGATGAACTGGTCGTCGCTTTCGTGGGGAAATACCCCGTAGACCTCGACGTGCGCCTGGGGGCTGTCAGCCCCGTATTCGTCGATGATGCGCTCGTAGACCTTCTGGTCGGTGCCCTCGACGGTGCGGGCGTCCACGATCGTGGTCGACCAGAACGCTCTGCGGGCGTGGAACGCCTCGTAGAAGTAGCCGGTGTTGCGTCGGGGGTTGGAAAACGCGAACCAGAAACGATCCGGCGTGTTTTCCGTGAAGAAGCCGTCTGTGACCGACCAGATCGCGTCCGGGATGCCGCTGGCCTCGTCGAAGATGACCATGACGCCGTCGTAGTTGTGCGTGCCTGCGTAGGCGTCGGGGTTCTCAGCCGACCAGAGCTGCGCGTGCGCTGCCCAGAGGCGGGTGTCGCGGTTCAGATCCGCCTCGACGAGGGTTGTGAGCCACTTCGCCATCGTGATCCGGGTGGCTGAAACTTCAAACCAATGGGAGTTCAGCCCCATCGCCACCCATTTGCTGATTTCACTCCACGTTTTCGTCGTCAACTGCGCTTCTGTGTTGGCCGACACTATGACCGTCGAACCAATACGAGTGGTCAGCATCCAGCACACTAACCAGCTTACCAACGCCGATTTGCCGATGCCGCGCCCGCTGCTGACGACTTTACGGAACATATTGTAGTCAATTTTGCCGTCGTTTTGGTCGATATGGCCCGCGAGTTGCAGGAGAAGTTCGCGCTGCCATTTGCGCGGGCCAGAAAACCCCGCCAACGGCGTGCCAGGCTGTCCCCACGGGTAAGCGAGGAGCACAAATGCGTAGGGGTTGTTCCTGATTTCCTTCGACCACAGCCGGGACATCAGCGATGTCTCGTCCCCTGCGGAGTATTTTGGAGTTTTCATCAGGGTTGCTGAACAAGCGACGTTGGTGCGTCCCCGGCTTCCGTCGTTATATCACGATATGTTCCTTCGATCACGCGCGCGTTGGCCATCTCCAGCGCACGGGTAATGCTGATCCTGTCGTCGACGGTCACGTCCAGTTGCTGCTTGGCGACCCAGTCGTGCCGGTGCTTGAGCAGGTCCAGCGCCACCTTGGGGTCTTTGCCGTGGGTGGCGGCGTCGTAGAGCACCTCGGCCAGCGCCGC